GTCTTTTAGTTCTTTTATGTTAAACATTTTATCCGAATAATAACCTTGGATATTTTGGTGGTCTTCCGTGTGGTGCATTGGTGGTAATCCAACAAAATTATCAAATCTTTCTTCCCAATTATTTTTCAACTGTGTATTCATTTTCTTCATATTGATACTCTTTTAGGTTAAGTATTCTTAAATTGTTTTTCTAAAACCCTAATTGCTTTGTTTAACTCTTTAGTTGTCAAAGTGTTTTTGGGTGGAAACAACCAACGCCACAACCTGCGATACCAAACGAGTTCTTTCCTCACCATTTCATCTATTTCTTCTCCTACTAAATAAAATGTTTTCATATATTCTTTCCTTTTTAATTAAAACCCTCAATTATATTTAATCCTTATTCTTGCCTGCTGGTAGCATTATTTGTCCCGCCTCTTCCAAGTGAAATCTCCAATTATCAAACAACCTCAAGAACCAGTTGTCGCTCACTAATTGTTTAGCGATAATTATTTGAATTTCTCTTGCCATAAAACCCTCCTGCTCAAGTTGTTGTATGCCAGGGCCGTATAAATCTTGCTTTGTCATTTGTGTAAATCCTTTCATTTATATTCCTTTCTCTTTTAGTTGTTCGTAAAGTTCAACTAATTGCCAATCTTTTAAGTGTGTTGTGATCGAAAATCTTTTGTGTAATTCGTCAAACTTCTTTTGCCCGAACTTCTTAATATACCAGTTAAAATACGGATATGAGTCCCGACTCGAATGGCGATAATTACATGACCAGCATTGTGCATGGCAATTCCCATCCGGTGTTATGTCCCAGCGTGTGTTGAGTGAGGTTCTACTAAATACGTGACCGTTGCTTAGACCTTCAGTTGAACCGCAAATTACACACTTTTTATCTCTAGCCCTAATAAATAGAGAAACTACTTTATCTAGTTTGGTTTTTAGTGTTGAACGCTTTACTTTCTTAATTGGCTTCTTTAACATTTGGATAGTTATTACTACAAAGACTAGGCGGGGCCGCATACCATGAGCAATATCCGGCATACAACCAAATAATGTGTCCCATCTTGATATTTTTTACCGGATCGAGCATATCATCCCAAGTATATATATCATTGTTATGCAAAAGAGTTGGCATTCTTTTAAGATAACTGGCAAAAGTATTACTATTTACCCTCATCAAGCCACGATCCCAGCTAAGATCTTTGTTTTGTCTATCAGCATTTAGAGTAATAAAGTGTCCATTCTCTCCATAACTATTTCCATCCACGTCATTCCAGTGTAATACACGCTTAGCGTTACAAGCCTCATCACCCCATACTGCTTCAATTTCGCTATCGAAGGGCGTCACAGTCGAGCAAGTGGGCTTTGGAGCTATTGTAGGAGCTGGTGTAGGCGTTACTACAATCTCTTGTGCCTTTACGGTTTCTTTTGGTACATCATGTGCTACCGAATAGCCGGTAACAGCAGTTATGACAAGTAGTGATACAAATATTTCAGTGAACATAAAAGACGGCTCAACCGTGATAAATCAGCAATTGAGCACGCCTAGACAGTTAGAGCGGTGGCGAGTGTCTGACCCCAAAATGCTCCGGCTCCGTCTCTTATGCTCGCTTAATGTGCTTCCTATAAAATCTAGCTAAGTAACTTGTAATTCCCCGTTGTACTTGAAAAACTTTGTTGGCCGGAATAAACATACTGTCGTTTATCCAACCATCCCCGGTGTCCATGTAAATTTGTAATCCGCCTCTATCCGGATCGTGAAACATGGCGACGCTCTTTGTTTTTTTAATCTCTATAAGTTCAGTTGTTTGCTTCATCATAGTCTTTTTGTGAGGCGTAGCCCTCTTTGTATTTACCGGTTTGTTCACTCAAATCTTCTAAGTAGCAATTCATACATCTTGTGTAAGTTCTTTTCTCTCCGGCCCGGTTAAATCCGTACTTCCTAAACTTCCTTCCGCATTCACAAGTAAGTTGTGGGTTATTTTGCATTTCGTTTAAGATTTTGTTCATATACCTCAATCTTACCGCCTAACCACATATGTCTAAGCCAAAACTTCAAGTTTTTTTCATTAAATGATGGTAGTTCCTTTTGAATCCGTTTTATGTCTTTTAGTGCTTCTTTCAGTTCTTTGTTCATACTTTGTTTTGGCTTGGCTTAAACCTACAAAATCCTCCGGTTGCATCTCTTTCACTACAGGCCCAAAAAGCCGGATATGGTTTATTAGTAGTCTTAGATACTCCGGCGGGCTTAAGTGTCATGGGTTTATTGTGGATCTCACACACGGGGGCGTTGGGATCGACGGCCACTGGTGCTTTAACCGATCCGTTAGTTTGCTCGTTCCAGCTCGGTTTCCAGCCGCCCTCTACTAAGCGATCTATTAAGTTGGTTGTTTCAGTTACCGCTACGCTTTTGTTGCTTTCTTTGCGGATAGTAAATCCGGCGTGGAAGCCTTTATAATAAGCGTCAACGTGGATGCTTTGTGGTGCTTCGTTCATATTAGGCGTATTAAAATTGTCTAGTGTGTCAGTTATATCTTCGTTTGGGTTTTCGTATTTATCTAAGTTTGGTGTTTTATCTATTAAATTACCCATATTAGTCATTATGGTCGTCAGTTGGTTGAATATCTTGTAATTTCATTCTATTAACTATTGCGTATATTCTTGCGCTTGAAATTCGATAGTCGTGTACGAGTTGAACTACCGTAAACTTACCGGAGTTGAAGTCCCTATAAAGGGTCTCATTTCTTTTGTCTTTTCGATGTTGTCCTTTGCCTGCCATATACTCAATATACACCTTTTACATAGCTTGTCAAGTCCTTTTTAATGTCTTTTCAGCCTCGAATTGGAGCAACTTGTGGCTAAAAAAGCACCGATTTTGGCGTTTATTTGAAGATCTTGACCGCTTCAGTATATAGATCCAAAGGTTGCGTAGTGAGTATAGGTGCTTTTTGGCCGATATCCATTTTTGTTTCCGGCGACCAGTATCTATGTAAGGCTTTACTAAGCGTTTTACCATCTAATAATTTCCAATTCTTTAATAACCATGTCTTTTTTTCTTCGTTAGTAGTTAGTGTATTCATATTGTAACTCCGCAATAGATAGTTGAGCTACCATATAGGAGTCTATGGTTTGTCTTTTTATATTCGGCCGGTATTTGTTCGGTACTGCGGGGGGTCTGTCTCACGAGTTTCACCCGCTAGTCGGTTATAAGTACAAATGTAAACTTTGCGCAACTCCTATAATGAGTAGTGTCGCCACCATGCTCTCGCTATCGGTTTCTTTAGCTTTTCCGGTTGCTATTAAGTAAAGCGAGTATGCCTATTAGTTTACTTCATAGACAAAAAGTCTATTAACTCATCTTCTGTAATTTCTCGATAGTCTAGGAATATCTTTCCATCTGTGGGATCTTCGTTTTCAAACCTTAATAGGTGATATCCTCGGTAGTCTATTTCATTATCTTCGGCGTACTTTTTGATTGCGGGGTCTAAAACTTCTCTAATAAGTCGCTTAAACCAAGGTGCTAGTTCTCCTGTGTGTGTTTTTTCTTCGACAAACATTAACTTTCTTTCTTTCCAATTCCAAAGAACCCAATCTTGGTTAGTTACACAAAATCCTGTCGCTGAATCCGGCAACTTATTTCTGATCCAACCGGAAAAGGCTAAACTTCTTTTATTGGTTTGTTCTTGTCGTGTCATTTATTCTTTTAATAGATGAGTTAAAAGCTAACTCGTCTATTTCATATCCAACAGCTTTACGTTTCATTTCATGTGCTACTTTGGCAAAAGTTCCAGCTCCTGAAAAAGGATCAACTACAATATCTCCTGGTTTGGTAAACTTTTCAATAAGGTCTTTTACACCACTTTCTGACTGTTGCCATTCGTGGTCGCCTTTTTCTGGTTGTTCACTAATAACATAGTCTTGTATAACTGTTTCCAGTTTCTTAAAGGGTGGTTTTTGATAGATTAAGATTGGTTTCCATCGGCAAATAATATTCCTAGGCATAATTAACTGTGTTTTTCCTTCATGGTATAAACAAAAAGTCCAATAATAGGTAAGGTGTTTGGATAGTCTCTCAATAACTGCGGGTAAGTTAATCTCACCTGAGTATGCAACTAAAAATCCACTCGGTTTTAAGACCTTATTAGCAAAGATTCCCAAATCGTTCCAAAGGTCTATAAATTCAACCGGATAGGGTGGGTCGGTAATAATACAATCGACACTATTTTCTAATAGATCGCTTTCTCTGAAGTCTTCATTTTTAATTTCTACATTCTCTGGCAATATTATTCCAGTAATATCTATCTCTTTGCGGGGGTCTGGTAGATACTTTGTAATAAGTTTGTTCCAACTTATATTCTTACCCTCTGGTAAGGTATTTATATCTGGATATTTTATAAAGGCTTTGTGTGCATAATAAAGTGTACTGTTACCTTTTGATATAGTTTCTCCAAGGTCTTGGAATAACTGTATCTTATTGATTGGCCTTGTCCTTATTTCTTGCTCTATTCTTTCTCCAACTTGCCAATAACCACTAACTAAATCCCATCGTGAATTGTGAACCGCCTCGGTTATAATTACTTTTATATCATCGGCTAAAATACTAAACCATTCATTGCCAATATAAGAAGATATTTGAAGTTCCTTGCTCTCTTGTGGTAAAATGGAGTCCTTAGTTAACATTAAGCCAAATTATAGTCCTCTTGTAAGCAATTGCAAGAGGACTTTTTGGTGTATTATTAACTATTCCAATTTGCCACGTTTCTGAATAGCGGGGGCGTGGCTCATTGGCTTTTTCGTCCTCTGGGGTTGGGCGGGTTAAACTGATAAATAATTCCTTGAAGTTTGTCTATTATTACTTCGTGTCTTTTCCAAAACAACTTTCTATTACCGGATTCTATTTTATGATCTTCGGCTACCTGGCAATACCTAAGTAGTTGTTTGGCTTGGGTTTCAGTTAGAGGTAGGGGCTTTTCCTTCATTTGGATTCTTCTCTAAATATTCTGTCTAAAGTAAAGTCCTGGGCTATTTTAATATCTCTCCATAACTGCATTTGCTTTTGGTCGGGCCAAAGGGTGATCGCCCATCCAGGACTTCCGCTACGGCCACCTATGCCATTCTTACGGGCGTATTCGTCATCATCCTTATAAGTACCCCCTATAACTCCAATTCGTTTAACTCCGCCCTTTTCAAACTGAAGCCCCTCGCTTTGATGGGTGTGGCCCAAAAAGGTTATATCGCTCTCCGGATACTCAAAATCCAAAAACCTTTTATTGGCATTAGTCGGATTAAGCTTAGAAGTTCCCCAATACTCATGGGTCATTCCTAGTTCATAGTGTTGCCCGCCAACTAAGATATGTAGAAGTCCTCCCGAAGTAAATATGGGACACTTAAATTCTCCCAAAAAAGTCTCATACCAGTCTTGCCCTGCACCCTCACCGAAGTCGTTATGGTTACCAAAACCTAATACTCCTATTTTACCTACATCATCCAACTCTTTTAGTTTGGCCGCCCAAGCCCTTGAGATGTTTTGCGTAGGTATGGGGTCTTCAAACATTCCTGTCGCAAGTCTACCCAAATTAGCGTTAAAATTATCAGTGTGGTCTCCATTGTGTACTAGATAAAAATTAGGAGTGTCCTTGATAAGGTCAATATGTTCATTCATTAACCGGGTGTTGGCTCTGGTGCTTCCGTAGTGGGTGTCGGTCATCAGAAGAATCGTAATCGGAAGGTTGGCGTAATCAGCGTGGGGAACCCAAGTGGCTTCTTTTTGGCCTATCTCGAATTTATCTTCTAACTCTCTGGCTCGTATAAGAACTTCATCTACCTGTTGGGGTTTCCAATCTCTAGCTTTTTTGTCAGGGAAGTCTCGTTCCATGTAATTCTTGTCTTAAAGCTGCTAATCTCCTTTTAGTCTCGTGTGCTTCTAACTTAGCATAAAACTTATCTATTTGTATAGGTTGAAGTTTATCTTTGGCTAGATAAATACGTCTTGTGCCTATACACGTTTGTTCAACGGGACACCACTGGCCCATTTCAAATCCTCTATCTTTGGCGAGAGTTTTGGCCCCAGCCCATAAAAGACAACGATCTATCATTAGAATCGGGTTAGTCCACCCTCAGCCACACCACTTTGGTGTAACCAAGAATCTGCAAATCTTAAAAGAGCTATTGCCCCCGTTACTCCAACAAGTTTCCAATCAATTGCACCATTAGTTAAACTTGCTATAAGTAAAGGAATAACCGCCAAGACAACAACTCTTAAACCTTCTTTTAACGCTTCGACAAATGAATTCATGTGCTTCACCCCCTCAAATACCAAAGAATACTTTGGTAAATACAATCCACAAAAAAACTACCTCTACTATGTGAAGGTATTTATCCGTTTTTGTGACGGTTTTGTAAAAAAATAACCAATTTGTCATATCTTTTCCATCCCTTTTAAGTTCTTTCCACAATTGGGTTAAGAACTTTTCTCCGTAAACTTCGTATTTATTTGCACGTCTATACATAATGCTACTCTAAGGGAGTAGCTCCTTTAATTTACGAACCTTAACCCATGGCCAACCTTTGCCCCAAATTATCTCTCTTATAAGACTCAACTTTATCTCACAAAGGTTTATAGATGGCACTGTGGGCTCACTAGGGACACTAGGAGGTGGCTCTAGGGGTAAAGATGGCATAGGAGGCGGTTCTGGTGCGGGTGGTATAGTATCTTCTATTATTTTAACTCTTAACCATCCCAATACATTAGTATAATTATGTTTTTGAAAGTGACAAAGTGAACCAACGGGCCAGTTTTGATCGAAAGATGTAAACTCCGTTTGTGTGCCGTCTTTACAAACTGCTATATGTCCGTAAGGCCCAACGCCAACTCCCCAAATAACAATATCCCCTTTAATGGGTACTGCTTCTATCGTGTTTGGTATTCTGTTAAAATATTCCGTTAAATATGTATTCCAAACATCTTTTGCTCCGTTGACTGAAGGAGATTGGGGAAAACCTAAACATTCTTTTACGAACTGTCTATACAAATCCATACACTGAAATCCGTAATAATTGTCGAAGTCTATTCCTTTCTGGTCATATTTACCAAAAAACTGATCTGGTGTAATCATAAATATTTTAGTATTACCGCACCTATAATTATAGCACCAACTTGAATCGCCGTTTGCGTATCAATGCGTGTTTTAAGTTCGCTGATACTTTGGCTTAAATGGGGTAGATGGTTTTCCAATATCATATCTATTTTTCTTTCGGTTTCTTCCTGACACCTCTCTAATTGCTGTACTCTCCAACTAATTGTGTTTCCGTTTTTTGTCATATTTAGAAAAAGGCAAAAAACCCTGATGACGGTGTATAGTATTCCTTAAACCAAGCATCGTTAGCGCTATAAAGTTCCCAAGTTGAACCTGTATAGTCCGTTAAATTTCCTGAAGCATAAGTATTATTTACTGTATCCCGACTCCAACCAATATTTACTGTACTTGAAACTGCGTAATCTCCCGCAAGAACAATATGACACTTTACACCAGGGGTAACTGGAACTGGACTTGTAAAAGTAAATGTTACTTCTCCACCTGGATAGTTTGGAGGTGCGGCCTGAATACCTGAACAAGCTACGGTTGCACTTGTACCTAATAGGGTACTAGGTAAATCACTCGAATCACTGTAGATTTCCACCCACACATTACCAGTTGTCCCTCCTATATTAGCTAACAAAAGATGGACTTCAGCTATATTGCTTTGAGTAGGGACAATAGATTGACCGATTTTTACGTTGGTAGTTGCTCCATACCTCAAAGGAATAATTCCATCTGCGGTAAGTAAATTCTGTTGGTCAATAATTTTTGCCATATTATGCTACCGCCACACACGTCCAAATACCTGGTGTAACACGCCAAATGAAACCCATTGTAAGGCGTGCGGTGGTCGCAGCAGTAGTAGTAGGAAGTGCGACAGTTGAAGCCTCGTATAATGTATCCCAAGTCAAAGCTCTAGCTGCTGTGGTAGAACTTGAAACAGAAAGAATTAAAGTTTGTCCTTCAGTTGGAGTTCCTGCGGGATTATTGAACTTCAAATCTCCTGCTTGAGCCGTAACAATAAACATATCGTAATTATCACAATTCAGTGATGTTCCCGTATCCGTTGTGTAACTCGTTGCCGACAAAACTCTTTTTGTGATTCTTTTATTAGTAAGTGTATCCGTTGTCGTTCTCCCCACCAAAGTCTGCGAAGATGTAGGCAATGTATTAACACCCGATCCTGAAGTAATGTCAACTGCTTTTAATAAACCTGTGGTGAAAGTCTTAGCACCCGTAAATGTTTGTGCTCCCGCTAACATGGCTACTTTAGTTGCATCGTGTACTCCCGCAACGCTATGTTCTGCCACAATAGTATCTATTAGTCCCTGTTGCTGTACCACATCGCTTATAAACTCAACTACTGCACCTATCGCATGATCCTGATCCACTCCACCCCCTCCTACGCCTCTCGTTAAACCTGTTAGTGTACTCCCTGAAACACCAGTAAAGGATATGTATTCTCTAACTGCGGCCGATTTCTCCGTTCCCCCAGTATCAACTCTATCTACCACAAATACTCCGGCTTTATTTTGAATACCAGTAGTATTATTGAGAGTAACCGTAACTGCGGCCTCATCTAGTTGTGCACCCAACGTCTTTTGTAACCCGTTTGTTGAGGGTGGAAAATATAGAGTCATAATCTAATATAACTATAATTCGTTAGCCTTTTCAACTAAACCGAAGGAGATAGCGAAGGGGAGATAGATGGGCTTTTCGATGGACTCAAAGACGGACTTATTGATGGGCTAGAACTTGGACTTAAACTAGGACTCAAGCTAGGACTCGATGATGGACTTAGGGATGGACTAGCACTTGGACTCAACGATGGACTAATACTGGGCGAAAGGGAAGGAGACTTAGACGGTGAAGATGATGGACTTAACGATGGGCTTGAGCTAGGGCTAAGAGAGGGACTTATTGATGGACTTACTGATGGACTTACTGAAGGCGAAAGCGAAAAAGACACAACTGTTATGCCTTTAGATAACAAGTCAATGATCTTATCCAGTCTGTTGGTAATCTCCACTGTAGCCGACATATTTCAATAGTAAATTATATCTATTAGCCTTTTCAACTATCGCTATAATTCCCAGTAAAGATTCTGTGTAATCCATCTAGCAAACTTGCGTCTATTTACAAGGAATATAATTTTATCTTCATCCGGTGGTACAAAACTTGGACTTGGTGAATAACTAGGACTTAAAGACGGACTAACCGATGGCGATAATGAAGGACTACCAGATGGCGAATAACTAGGACTAATGCTAGGAGAAAGTGATGGAGACAGGGAAGGACTTGCACTAGGTGAAAGACTAGGACTTAAAGAAGGGCTTAAAGACGGGCTTTTACTTGGACTCTCAGACGGACTAAGACTTGGTGATTCGGATGGTGATTCCGATGGTGTAGGACTTATCGATGGCGATAATGACGGACTAAGACTAGGACTCTCACTAGGAGTTGGTGATATTGACGGAGATACAGATGGACTTAACGAGGGTGATTCGGATGGAGTAGGACTAATAGAAGGAGATAACGATGGACTAATAGAAGGACTTAGAGATGGAGATAATGACGGACTTAGTGAGGGCGATTCAGACGGTGTAGGACTAATTGAAGGTGAAACACTAGGCGATAACGATGGTGATGTAGAAGGCGACAGTGACGGAGATATAGAAGGCGATACCGAAGGGGATAATGACGGTGACATAGAGGGACTAATGGATGGAGATTGAGATGGTGTGGGCGAAATAGACGGGCTTGCACTTGGTGAGATAGATGGACTGACTGACGGGGATAAGGATGGACTGCGTGACGGAGAGAAAGACGGGCTAATAGATGGTGACATAGAGGGTGTGGGACTGATAGATGGTGAAGCAGATGGGCTGATAGATGGACTTAACGAAGGAGACCTAGACGGTGAAAGACTAGGACTAAGACTTGGAGAAGCTGATGGACTAACACTGGGACTCAACGATGGTGATTCGCTAGGTGTGGGCGATATAGATGGGCTTATAGAAGGGGAGCGACTTCCTGGGCCGGTTGGCGAAATAGAAGGCGAAACTGATGGTGAAATACTAGGACTCTCGGATGGGGAAAGCGATGGGCTTAGACTGGGACTTAGAGAGGGACTGATACTTGGACTGACTGATGGCGATAGACTTGGAGAAAGAGATGGAGATTGACTTGGTGTTGGACTGATCGAAGGACTAACCGATGGGCTTAGACTTGGTGAAAGACTAGGAGACAACGACGGGCTGACAGAGGGGGATGCACTTGGCGACAACGAGGGCGACATACTGGGGGTTGGGCTGATAGACGGACTTAAACTAGGCGAGATAGAGGGTGATAGGCTAGGTGATAACGAAGGACTTGCTGATGGACTAATAGACGGACTAAAAGAAGGTGAGAGAGACGGAGAAATAGAAGGGCTGATAGATGGACTAAACGAGGGACTAATAGACGGTGATTGAGAAGGAGTAGGTGATATTGAAGGACTGACTGATGGACTAAGACTTGGTGAAAGGCTGGGCGACAATGACGGACTTACGGAAGGGCTTGCCGAGGGAGACAATGAAGGAGATTGGCTAGGCGTAGGAGATATTGACGGCGATACACTTGGACTACGAGAAGGTGAGACACTGGGAGATAGAGAGGGTGAAGCTGATGGTGATGTAGATGGAGATAGCGAGGGCGATTGTGATGGAGTGGGTGAGATTGAGGGAGATACACTGGGACTTATAGAAGGCGATAATGACGGACTAAGGGACGGAGACCTAGAGGGTGAAGCACTTGGTGACAAGGATGGAGATTGAGATGGGGTGGGGCTAATAGATGGACTGACTGAGGGACTTAGGGATGGAGAAAGTGAGGGCGACAAACTTGGAGAAAGACTAGGTGAAGCGGAAGGTGATAATGACGGCGACTGGGAGGGAGTAGGACTGATAGAAGGCGAGGCACTAGGGGATAACGAAGGACTCAATGAAGGCGATATGCTAGGACTGACACTTGGACTTGCCGACGGGCTTAGTGATGGAGACAATGAAGGTGAGTTAGATGGTGTTGGCGAAATACTGGGTGATAGTGATGGACTAATAGAAGGGGATAATGATGGACTTAGAGAAGGCGAACGACTAGGAGATATAGATGGACTAAGACTGGGAGAAGCACTAGGCGACAACGAAGGGCTAATTGAAGGTGACTGACTTGGTGTAGGAGAAATAGAGGGTGAGGCGGAGGGACTCAAGGAGGGAGAACGAGAAGGAGAGACCGATGGAGATAAACTAGGACTGATAGACGGACTAGCAGACGGCGAGGCCGACGGAGACAATGACGGGGATAAACTAGGTGTAGGAGAAATAGATGGTGAGACCGAAGGACTTAAGGAAGGCGAACGTGAAGGTGAAACCGATGGAGATAAGCTAGGACTAATAGAAGGACTGGTTGATGGGGAGGCCGATGGCGAGAGCGAGGGAGACATGGAGGGTGTAGGTGAGATAGATGGGGACGCAGACGGAGAAGCAGACGGGCTTGCAGAGGGTGAGATACTAGGACTTGCCGAGGGACTAGCTGACGGGGATAAAGAAGGAGACATGGAAGGTGTAGGAGATATACTAGGAGAGGCACTAGGGCTACGGGATGGGGACAATGAAGGAGATGCACTAGGACTTGCCGAGGGAGATATAGATGGACTCTTAGAAGGAGAAGTAGATGGACTAGCGGATGGAGATAGAGATGGTGATAAACTAGGAGTTGGGGATATTGAAGGTGACGCACTAGGACTTCTACTAGGTGATAGGCTCGGAGATATCGAGGGACTAGAACTGGGACTTCCAGAAGGAGAAGCAGAAGGGGAAAAACTCCCTGTGGTTAAATGAAAATGGTCATATCCCAAAGTAGAATCCCCAGGACTCCATGCTCCCCAAGTATTACTTCCTAGAGGGTCTATGGCCCTTACTCTCCAATAATAAGTGGTGCCAGGGGAGGCACTACCAGTTAAAGCACTTCCTGCTGGGACTGTATAGGTTATTTCATTTCCTGAAGGCCAAGGATTAGGTGCTCCTGTACCTGTCCAGTTAGCGTCATCATCGGTGGAGGAGAGGATGTCAATTAAAGGTTTATCGCATTTCACATAAAATCCAAAATCACTTGCTAGGGAAAAGAATATAGTATCTGTTACAAATGGTCTATACGAACAATTTCCGCTATGGGTTGAGGCAGTCGTATGTTGATAACATAATAAATAATTAGAACTCGTTCCAACATACTCAACACTAACGACATAATATGTAGATGGAGATAAGTTAATTTGGTTAGCACCAGAAAAAGTAAAGTCAATCAATCCCTGAGAGGCTCCAATGGTTGAAACATCGTAATTATCAGAAACCGCCAAAGCGGAAGCTGTGCCACCCACACCGACACTATTCGTTCCATATGTGCCCGAATGAGAATATATTCTTACGACAGCGTTTCCAGTTGGAGAATTATTTTTTGATAAATAAAAACCAGCACTTTTAAGTTTTCCACCACTTGAAGTAAATGATTGTCCTAATACCTCAGAACCCGTAGTCTGATAACCCAAAATTTGACTTGAATTTGTTGAGGTAGAGCTATCTATGGTGATATTTGTTTGACTATTAAAAGTATTCACCGTATCCACCTGTACCTCATATTCCACTTCATCTGCACTATCATCTGTTCCTGTAAAAGTTAGGGCTGGGGTAGTATCTGAAATTGTTGCATCATCTGCAGGAGTTCCTAAAACTGTAGTAGGGGCGGTTATTGAAGTATCTCGTATCTCAAATCCAATCGTTCCCGCCTCATCATTGGCGGCTACCATAGCTCCACCAGTAACCGTTCCTGGGTTGGCGGTAGGAGTACAAGTGTTTAAGTACATTACAATTCCCTGCGGCCCCCAAGTAGCGTTTGAGTATTCAATGTGACCACCCCAAGTACCGCCAGTCATGTTTACAATCGCTTCCTCGGTATTATTGTCGTCCTGACACATACAGGCTATAGCTAATGCACCAGCCTTTGTTGTAGTTACTGTCGGACCTGGTGGGTCGGTATCGTGGGCTGTAGATGTAAAACTAGCTGAAGGAACACATTGGGCAATCGTTCCTGAAACACGGCCTGTAAATCTGTAAATTCGCCCTGCACGGCCATTCGTTCCACCATTTGTACCAAAGCCAACCGTTGTTCCATCTTCATCACCTATTGCTATTTTCCCATATACCCAATGTCTAGCTGTTGCCGCAGTAGAACCAATAGCTCCCGCTGCATATAATTCTGTCCACCCACCTGGCGTGGTCGGGGCGGTACCCGTCCCCGTATGCATAACGTGGGCGATAAGAATATCCCCCGCAGTTATTGTTGCGGGACAGACTAGGTCTAATGAAGCGGCATCTGTTTCCGTTCCGTTACCTGCTCCTGCTGAATCGTATGCTATTGCCATTAGATTTTCCTCCTATAGTCCATGTTATTCTTGGCCGACTTTTTTAAGTTGTCCAAACCTATCATTAAGGGTCATACTCAAAGCATACAAGCTATGTTAGTGGCTTTTCAAAGAAGATTCTTGAGCCTTGAGGCCTGCGAGGTCTTTATCACTCCAATTTACAACTGGCCAAAACTTCTCTACAAGCCAACTAAGAGGTTTTACTTGTCTCGGCCACTTCTGGTTGAAGAATAACTCCTTTACTTTCTTCTTTGCATAGTGAACCTGCCTACCGGAAACTGCATAAGGAAAGCCGAAGTTCTCTTTAGTCCTGAAACAATGTGCGTACCAAGTCTTACGGTTACAAAGTACCCTACCCCCTGATAACCAAAACTTACAAGCCACTTCTATTCCCTGACTTCCCCAACTGCCTAGTAATTCATCGCAGATATTTAATTCAATATACTTCTCACGGGTACACATAAAACACGATCCTTGTAGGCTCATCGTTTCTACAATGTCTCCTACTTGTTTGGCCTTTTGACTTGAATGATATTGAAAGTGTGGTTCGGGGTCGAAACAATAAGCCGTACTATTGGGACTTCCTTTGGCGTGCCACAACATCTTCTTACGCATCAAACTGCCATCATTCGGACAAATGTTAGACTTATCTTGGTAGATTCTGAACCCACATTTATAACACTTCCAATCATATACCCACAAGTTCCGCATGATCGGAACCATCGCCACATTTTCTCCGGTTTCCTTAAACGCTTCTATCATCTTTACATCAAACCCCTCATCGAAACTACAATGTGCATCTACTTTCATAATGAACTTAGCGTCGGACAAATCTACACACCTATTAGCTATGGCTCTTTGACCTATGGATTGGGGATAATAGACTATATTTACGTCTGGGTGGCTTGCGAATGGGGGATCGGGCCAATTCCCATCACAACCTACTATAATTTCCGTATCGGCTCTTTTGTTTTTGATTAAATCCTGTATGGTTTCTCGTAAGAACTCCTCGTTGCGGGCAGGCACAATGATGCTAAGTTGTCGCATGGAAATTATCTATAAATGCCTGTAACTTTTGTGCATCATTTCGTCTTTCTTCTACCATCTCAGGTAGGTTAAGTAACTGTTTATTCTTATCTTCAATACACTTCGCAACATACTCTTCATGTACTTTGTCATCTTGTACTACTAAATGTTTTACAACCACCTTTCTTAAAAACACCATTCTATTTACTTGCTCGCCAATGTCGTTTATCCAACCATCCCAATACATCGAGGAGAAGTAGGGGGGCATGAAATACCCAACCGCATCTATCCAATTCTTGTGCACCCACCCACATTGAGCCCAACTCGATCTATACCATTGATCGTTAGGAAAAGCATATATGATTTTGTCGTCTGACTCATCAAATGTCTTCTGAACTATCTCATCCCACCCTTTTGTGTACCAAATCAAATCATCATTGGCATACATATAGATAGGCCCCTTAGCCACTTTGGCACAATCGTTAATCATGCCGGATATTTTGGTTCTATATCTATCGGCAAATATCTTTATATGATTGCCTTTGTACTCGTAAGGAGAGGTATCATCGTTATCGTGGTAGGAAACAATCTCTATGTTATCGGGATTGGAGGCCGTGTCGAATATAGAATCCGAAAATCGCTTAAATATGACAGGTCGTTGTCGTGTGGGTACACATATTGAAATCATAAGCCGAAAATTCCCTTCAAGTCCCAACCTGGGATGTGTTCTATGGGAATCTCAATCCAATTGGTAGGGGCGTGGGTGAACTCCTCAAGAGTTATCTTAGAACGGGTGAATGTACCTCTATGGCGTATGTCTATATTTGGAACCTCCGATCTCCATCTCTCAAACTCTTCATTTGTTAGTCCTCCTCTGCGTATTGGTTTAGTCCCTGGCTCATAGCCAAATCTTCTCGCCCATCTAGGTTCTCTACCCCTACCGTCGTCAAGTCCTTGTTCGGCAATAACTTCTAGCCGGTACTTATAATGTTTAATTGCTGTCTCACGATTACAACACAAACCCGATAGTGAATTTAACCCATCATAACTGATAGCCGTCGGTGTCGGCCACTGCCAACGCCAGTTATTTACGTTGTAACAATAGAGGTCGCTTCTTGAGGGTTTAGCCTTAAAGTGTGTCGGAGAATAAAGTACATCGTGCTCTAGGAAGTAAACAAAGTCTGTCGTGGCCGCCTCAAGAGCCATTAAAATCTGCCTAGTCATTGTGGGGTAGCTTCTTACATGATTCTCTAAAACCACATTCTTAGTACCGAAGTCTGTCGGTCTAAGAGAGCAACAAATAAGCTCTCCATCGTAAACCTTCGCTAGGTTATCCCTACATATCTTTAAGATATTGGGAAAGCTTCTTTCTAACGAATTATCTGTGTAGTATATAGCGCTAAATGATGTCATTTCATGTAATTTCTATTAACAAAAGGCCAGTTTTTGTAATCCTTGAACCAAAACCAACTCTTCCATAAGTCTCTATTCCCTAATCCGCTTGTAACCCAGTAGTTCTTGATCCCGTAAATCTCAACAAAGGCATCTAAGACGGGTCTAACGTGGCAAACACTAAAAAATCTATTGGGTGTGGGAGGTAAATAGTCATGTCCGGCAACTATTCCTCCTTGCCTGACCTTTTTTGACCACTCCCATAAGTCTTCTGCGATGTACTTGAATGTATGGTTTCCGTCTATGTAAATGAAGTCCAAACTCTCGTCTGGGAAGTCTTCTACCGCATCCATTGAGGTCTTGCGGATAATGTGAGCATTGGGGTAGGGGGCCAACATTCTTTGACTATGTTCATACTGGAAGTCTAACCTTGCCTGTCCTCTTGGGTTCGTGTAGTCCCTTGTTATCATCCATGGGTCAATGGTATGAATTTCGAGTCCTTCCTTGGCGAACTCTATTGCATAGTCGGCCTTATAAGTACCTATCTCTACACCTTTCTTGAAGCCCAATCCCTTGAAGAAGCTAGGAAATTCAAGCCGTGTAGATTTAGGTATCTCATACGGTTTGCCAATATGTTTAAGGCCTTCATTTAATTTCATGGGTGTTACTTAATACTGTCGTTGGTGGATAGTATTGATCGAAGTCCTTGCGGTACTTAAATAGAGGGAATATTTCCGAATAAAGGTACTTCGGTTCCCATCTAGGAAGCGTGTCGTGGAGAATAATGTAATCGACCACATCAGCGAACCTTTTGGCACTCTCTTTTCTTTCAAGGTTTGGGTGGTGGTCAACAAACACCACACTCCAATGTTCGGTATTGGGAACATTCAAACAACTGTCAATCCAATGGACATCATGGAAATCTGACTGATATTGGGCTATTTCATTGTCGAAATACTCCTTATCGGTCTCATAAGTTACCAACTTCCTTTTGCTATCAACGCACAACCAATGAAGTAGGGGGGTGGAAAACGTACCAGCACCCAATTCTAATATAGGGCCGTCTGTCATTTGGAACATCTTAATAAGAACTGCTATGTGGCTTCCTACTCCCATTGATTTGTTTTCGTCTAGTGCTTTCATTTTAGATATTTATTATATATGTTTTCATACGTTCCCCAATAAGGTATTTCCGAAACCGCACCTCTAACAAAGCCCGTCTTGAACCCTATTCCTCGTCTGGTCTTGAAGTAAAGAACCGGATTCTCGCCCGTCCACGAATATTTATCCTCGGTATCAAAGATTAAAGGAGTGCGGGCATTTGAAACATCATCCCACATATAATTATGGCCGATTACACGCTTAATATTATCAATCCAATACTCTCTACCGCACATCTGGGCCGCTTCCGTGTATTTCTTCTTCCAAAAACTAGGTCTGCCGGAAAAATGAACATAAACATTCGTATATCTATATGCCCTATCCTTTTCGGGTGGGGTGAAAGTAAAGTATTCCGGTGGATATAGGCAATCTGACTCGGTGGCAATACAAAACTCCGTCTTGGCCTCTTGTAGTCCAATTAGAAGCTGTCTAAACGAGTTAAAGTAGCATACAGGCGTTTCTCCTACACATATATTCTTACCGAAGTTTATTGGCTTACGGGATACGCTGATAATAGGCATATCTCCAGCTTGCTTCTTGATATTATCTCTAATCTTCTTCTCAAAGACCTCGTTCTCCATGTTGGCTGTATAGTAGATGCAGGTAGTGTTCATACAATTCGGTGATATCTAAATATCTTAATCAAACGATTAGGCATTAGGACTTTCTTCAACTCATTCTCCCCATACATAAAGGTTCTTAGTTTACCTTCCAGTAAAAACTTAGGAAGTTTCTTATTCGCCCACGCATTTCCCCCCAAGTGGAAGTGAACAACCTTAAGGGGTTTAATTGAATCCTTATAACACTTGCGTAACTTAACAAAAGAGAAGTTGTAGGATTTGTTTAACTTCCTAATCCTAGTATCTAAGTCTTTGACTTCAGGAATATCCTCCGGCTTATAGTAAAGTTTAAATCTAGTCGCAACTTTCTCTGAAGTTCGGTTAGTTACGGCCATTAACGCTTGTTCATCTCCTGTCTTATACTTGTGCATAACGTAATTGGCCGCTTCAAAGATGTCTTGAGCGGGCTTCTTGAACCAAATACTCCCCGTGCTCCACCTATCCTCGTATCCGTAGTCGGTAAGTGCCATGTCTACACCATCAAACACCACTTCCTTCTCGTCTATGGGTTCGGCTTGGAAGCAATCCATGTCATGTAGCCAGTAAACCTCATCCTTCTGGAATATCCCATGTCCGTATAGATTGACTATTGTTTTATATTTACTACCAGGAGGGTAGAAATTGCAGAAACAACTATCCTCCACAAAGATTGACCTTACCCCGTTGTACTCGAACCTGAAGTTCGTAACTAACATGATATCCTCTCTTTTCCAACCCAGACTTAGTGAATTATCAACCTGAATCTTAACTGCGGGAGAATCCTCTCCTATAAACTTCTTGGCTGGACTTATGTGAATTAAAAGTTGTTTCATACGTGCCATTTTGGCCTAATCTCGTTGTTGTAGTAATCTCCCCACACTTTAATACAGTACAACCCACTCTCCGCCCTGAGAGATGGGTTCTCTCTCGTTCCTTCCGATCGGAACTGAACAAAATCCCTAAATCTATGTGCAAACCAAGTATTCTTATTAAGCATCATCTTTCCTTCTGCTTTCCAAGTCTTGAATATCATTTCGTGGCTATCTTGATACATCGGCCCATATCCCTCGGTTTGTAACTCAATTATTACTTTATCCCACCATTCCTTTGGCATGAACCACATACTCCCCTGCATGGCCATTGTTTCAGCTATCGGCACATCCTTTAATTCTTCATCCCTACTTGGCCATTTCTGCCCCGAAAACTTAACCCCTCCTTGAATCTTAAGTTTCTCGAAGTTTATCGGTGGAATGTCCATTTTCTCCCACTTCTCGGTATCAAGAGCATATCTAGTCGCAGTAACTATCCAATTCGGCTCGCAAGTCTCACTTAATATGCGGTCATAACCTTTACCGAACATACAATGCTGGTCGCTTCTAAGAATAAACTTGCCTTGTGCTATTCCCACTCCCGCATTGATAGCCCCTCTCATCCCTCTGTTCTTGCCCAGTTTGATATATCTGACTCTGGGGTCATCTACTAGCTCAAAGTCTGGTTCAAATCCATCTAAAACCACTATAACTTCCAATTCATCGCCCAATTCGGAGTTATCAAGAAGCGACTTAATCGTCGGTATTACATTAGGGTCTTTATAGCTGGGAATTACGGCAGAAACAATCATTTTTTAGTTATAACTACTAAGGTATCCTCTCGAACCTTTTTAGGCAAGTCGGGAACATAGCAGTTATAACCCAAGTCTTGAAAGACTTTGGGGAAGCGTCTTGGGTAGAACACATCCTCGATAATATAGATTACCTTTTTGTCTAGTAAAGGTAATACTATTTGGGCCAATGTTAGCTGGGGTGTCATGTGATGCGAAGCGTCGTCTATAAACAGATCAATATCCGTGCCGGTTTGTTTAATTACATTCTCTACCTCTTCTCTCTTATTCTCGTCGCACTTAAAAGTCTTGATTCTTTCATCCTCAAACATACAATCATCCCTGTAATCTGCTCCATATATCTGTGCTTTGGGAAAGAAATCCCTCCACATAAGAAGTCCTGCCCCTGTATGATAGTTTCTTTTAAGATTCTTGTCGTATTTTGTCTTTCCTTTTATAACGCCAGCACTACCTATCCCAAACTCTATAACCTTTCGTATATTAAACCGCCTATCTTTTAGAAGTTCGTAATAAAAAGGGGTATAAGGGTGCTTTAATTGAGGGCATTTGTCTGTCCCGTACTTTTCGGCTAGTTTGCTCAGTAAATCCATTATATTGTGTACCAATCCAAACCTTCCAAATCTCCGTCGTTTATTATCCAAGGGTGAGTTGTTTCTTCCGCTTCGCCTTTCTTGTGAATCTGGAGCATTCTGTCTTTGAGGAGGCAATAAGTTCTAACGTCTTTCCATTCTTTGCGGGTTAATCTCTTACCCTTTGTCATTTCTTCTATCGCACTGTGGAAGTCTAACTCTGTTAATAATACATCAGCCATTTATACATCCTCCCTTCCTTGTTTTCATTATAATAATCTTTTTTTCTGTGGCATGATGTACATAAACTTTCATAATCTTTCAAATCTCTTTTATACTCCCCACTTATGTTTGACCATTCGTACCTTTTCTTCGTGTCCCACAAACCACATTTTTTACAAAAGAACGCCTTTCCTTTGTGTTTATTTAACCATGCGTGGAGTGCTTTATATTCTCGACTTCTATAATCTAATGAAGGAACTTTCATACTACTATCTACTATTTTACACACTTGTCTATGAGTAGTCAAGATTAGTTATATCGTCAACTTTATTATCATAATCAGAGTTGCCGTCGCAGTACTCGGCTTTTAAGCCTGCTGTGGTATCAAGACGCATAGCTTTCCACACTAAAGCGGTCTCAAGTGAACCCACGGGGGCGTACGCAATGTAAATATAACTTCCAGATGTCACCAATTTAATCGCTTGATCGGGCGTATCGGTAAACTTAAATGGCTGGCCGGATGAAACACCACCAACTCTTCCATGCTCGGACATTTCAATATCCGTACCCTTGTTTGTACCGCTTCTTCCAAATAACTGTCTATATAGGTCGTTAATCGTTATGCTCATATTCCTCCGTTTTCTTCTGTACCCTCATCTGCTCCATTTTAAGGAAGGCGTACTCACATAAGTAGGGAAGCCATTGCTGTCCAAGTGGGGGTGTACCAAGTTTACCTTCTAGCGAACGAATTGCCCATCTTAACCCCTCAACCGAATGATCGTCTGTCTGGGTTTTAGCGAAGTCCACCAAGAGATTTAGTTTATTCTTATTCTTTGAGGATTCTTGGGGAGTAAAGTTGAATATTGCCCCAACCTGTTGTAAGAAGATTTCCCCATCCTTTACCGGAGTAGTATCTGAAGGATTCGGGTTAGCTACTGTTTCTACCGGCACTTCTTTACCTTGTGGGTCTAAAACTTTTATATCCATTATAGAGTTGACCTAAACTTATACTTCTTGGTCTTTAGTTTAACACTTTTTATCTTAGAAGTCGCTCCTTTGAGCCTATAAACTGGTAGTTTCTTGGCTTTTAACGCTGGAACTTTCTTAACTGTCAATTTCTTGGGTTTTGTTACAGAACTTTTCATCGCATTTAGTTCTTTTATCTGTCTCATAGCTTCGCCTTGGTCAATAACTCCTTTTTCGAATAGAACTCCTATTTCTTTCATCCTTGCGGTTATGTCAGCCTTATACGTACTTGTATTTATCTTATCTAACTCTACTATTCCGGTTGATTTTGGCCGTTCTATATTGGTTGTGAGAGGAACGTCTTGCACATTCCCTTTCTCGTCCTTATATAAGAAGGTGTCTCCAAATGTATCTTGTGTCTTGCTGGAGTATTCAAATATAAGTTTTGCACTTTCTAGGTCTTGAGTATTTACGGTTGGTGCTTGACCTGCCTGTAATTGTTGTTTTAATTCGGCTTTGGCATTTGTCGCTTGTTGTTCTTGTGTTTTTTGTGCAACGATTCCTGCCCATTGAGGCTTAGGAATGTTTGAAGGTGGTGTTCCTCTAATTTTGCCAACAACATCCTCGGCTAACCCTCCTACTGGGTTTAATTTAATCGTAGTATTTCCTGCGGGCGTAGTCTTTAGTGTCGGAATCTGTGAACCATACGTCTGAGTTGGAATACCCAAGATCGCTGGAATTAAGCCTAAAAGTCCTATGGGGCCATGTTCTTTATATAGATCGTACCCGTCGGCCAATATCATTGGAATTAATCTATTCATAACTTCAGGAGCCATGTTAAAAGGTTGCCCTATGTTGTTTGTACCTCTCATTGCGCCAAGTATTAAAGACAAAGTTGGATGCTCCTTACTCTCAAAGAATCTAGTAAGTAAATCTAACCTTGTTGGGGAATAGGGATTGCTCTCGTCTCCAATCATCATTTTCTTTCCAGTTGTTGAGGATGTGGCGTATCCCTTAAACAGTCTTGCGAGAAGAACGGCAACTTGTTGGTAAGTACCAAAAACATTAAATCTAGTATTTCCAACTTTGATCTTCCCAAAGTCCGTATTTGTTGGGTCTTTCCCTACTTCTACCCCAGGAATCATGTCTGCTAATGTAACAATCGTCATTCCCCCTCCTACGAAAGCTGCCATTGTTTTGAGAGCCTCTTTTCTCACAAATGGATCAGCCTTGATATACCAAACAGGGTTAATCATTTGAGCCGAAGCAACCAGTTTTCTCGCTGAGAATAAACCTTGAGAAAGGGCATTGGCTGAAGACTCAAACTTCCCCAAACTTCCTCTACCCGTTCCATTGTTAATAAAACTACCCAAACTCTTTAAGAAAGCGGGGTCTTTAACGTCCTTCCCCATTGCTTCCGCACTTTTGTAAAGTTGTCCGAAAACATCAGCCCTCATTCTGTTAAGGAATCCTGTATAGGCACGCCCCGTGGCTCTAATCACTTTTCCTAGTCCTGGTATCTTCTCTGCCCAACTTGCCATGAAAGCTTCCTCTCTGGCCGTCATAATGGGACTAACGTCGGTTAATGCCACCCTAGCATCTTTCATTGCCTGATAGTATGAACGGGATGCTATTTCCTCTTGGCTTGCATTAAAAAACGTCTCACTACGAAACATCTTTACTTGTTGTACGAAGTTCTTGGCTGTTGTGGTCGGATGGCGATAGGCAAACAAAAGATTCTGCATCAAAGTTCCCGAAAAGTCTCCAACACCAGCCATCATTGAACGAGAAATGTTATACAGTTGCATTCCCGCATCTCCCCATTTCTCCATCAATCCTCTCTTTGAAAGCAACGCCTCGGTAAAGTCTTTGCCAAAAACCTTATCAAGAAGTCCAATCTCTCCTTTTGTCGGAACTCCTCCACCTTTTTGACCAAGAATCTTTGCCAGCCCAACTTGTGCGTTAACTTTCTCCCAGTCTCCCAGATATTTGTTTTGAGTAACCATCGTAAACAGTCTATCTACGCTTGGTTGGTCAAATTGCTGTCTAATTGCTTCATACTGAACTTTTGGAAGCTCTCCTTTTAATGCACCCAACTCTTGAAAGAATCCTTTTTCTCCAGCCATCTTCTCCCTTGCTGACATCAGTTTTGCCAATTTTGCACCCCTAGCTTTGCTGTATAGTTCTTCTTGTGTTCCTCGTAGCGGTTTAGCTTCCCTTAATGCCTGAGTTAGCTTGCCGATTAGGTCAGAATCTGCTATACTTGTACTCGATGGAGGCTTTCCTGCACCGCCTGATTGACCGACACCCATTATTGGTTTTACTTCTGTTGGCGACAATTTTCCTTTTATGTTTAAGTTGGTTGGCTCCTGAACCAAGGGAGATACCTGATTGGTGGGGACTTTAACTTCTACTCCTTTAGGGACGGACAATGGCTGTTGTGCGACGTTCTTTACTTGCTCTGGATATTTCAAACTTTTCCATTCTTGATAAGCCTTGTCATACGATTTTGGATGGGATAAATCCATTCCCATATTTTTCAGTACTTGCATAGTATCTTCAAGTTGCTTAACTCTTGGTAGACTAGCTCTCACTTCCGCTTGTTTACCAGCTTCTTGTGTCGCCAATCTCTTTTGAATTAAGTCATTAACATTTCCACCCGATTGCTTAAATTTTTGTAAGTTTTCTGTTGCGTTTTTGATAGCTTGTTCTGGAGTCTTAAAATCAGAATTTGATGTTACCATTTCTCCAGTCTTGCTCTCGGATACTTGCCATCTACCAGTTCTATTGTTTTTATGAACAAACGTATCTAATCCTTCAATCGGTGCTGGTTTAGCATCTTTAGCAATGTCCCAAGTTTTAGTATCTTTGTTGTACCACTTATATCCCACACCCCCCTTAGATTGGTCGTACATTCCAGCTTGTCCTTGTACGGGGGGTGGGGGTTGGGTGTTCTTTAATTGTGCTTTTATTTTATCAATTCCATGATAATCGACAAAGTTTTTTGCATCTTCTATCGCAGCCTTAGTTGTCGGATAACCACCTTGTGTAATAGACATTCCCGTACTCTGTTCGTGGACAGTCCAGTTTCCATTCTCATCTTTACTTAAGAATGTTTTTATTCCCTTAGATATATCTACAGGAGTTCCTTCAACCTTAATCGTTCCATTTTTTGTTGGTACGTCGTACAATCCAGCTTTTGCGACATTAGCATCATGTTCAAACTTGGTTAGAGGTTTAACGCTTAGTCCACCTTTTTGTTGTATTACTTTTTGAAGATCAGATGGGTAGGCGGGTGTATAAGGATTTCTGCCCAACGCTTCATTGATTTTAAGTTGCGATTCCCACTGACTTTTTGGCATCCCTGAAGGTTTAACCGGAACATCTCCCGCTTTATATCGACCATTGGCTTCTCTTAATTGTTTTATCAATTTAGGCGAGTACGTTCTTTCTTTCATTACACTTCCAACTCCCCCGATTGCTCCACCTAGCACTCCACCGAGCAATGCACCTGCTCCCGCCCCCATAGCCACTTCTCCTACATTAAACTTTTGGTTGTACTGATTACCTGCTCCATAAGACGCACCACCAACAGCACCATACCCCGCACCTTGTAACGCACCTTTCTTAATTGCACTTAAGGCTCCTGTTTTTGCGGTTTGCTCAATTGCCCCTTTTGCGATACCTTTACCTATTCCAAAAGAACTTAAATCAAGTGCAGCTTCACCTAAATTACCAACTCCAGCAAGTGCATTACCAAAGTTATATCCTTTTCCTTGTAATAGGTTTTGTTGCTCTTGTGCAAGTCTTGCATTTCCAACGAGTAAGTTCCGAGGAATATTTAGTGGACTTTCTATGGCTCCTCTAACCAAGCCCCTGCCAAAATTGAGAACTTGGTTATTTGTATTTGTTGGTAAAAACGTCTGTGGTAATTGGTATCTCGGAATATTACTTGCTTTATTAAAAAAGGCATCTACATATTTACGTTGATCTGTGGGATTAAAATAATTGCCAACATTTTGTGCCACCTGTGCAAAGTTTCCACTTGCTAATGGTTTGGCCACACCCCGCACATAGGAATTGGCTACATTCTGATAAGTCTTTCCTAATGAAGAAGCGACACCCTTCACCTTATTGATAGCAAACTGAATGAAATTGGCCATTAACTAAGAATAGAAGAAACTGCGTAGGGTTTTCAAACTAAGCGGGAACCCAATTGTTACCATCCCATCTATATCCACCACTTATCTGTCCGATATATTGACCTGGCGTTGTGGCACCTCCACTTGATATGGGTGTTACTCCGTATGCGGAAGTCGCAGGTTGACTTAGTGCAGTTGTGGCTGTATTTGTTGTAACTCCCGAGTTGTTTACTGTTGCAAGTAGTTGTTTAGTAGCTTGATCAACATAACTTAGACTTGCTTGGTTATTTGCCGCCAGTTGTTGTGCGAATGAGAGACTTTGGGCATTGATTGTGTAAATCTTGTTCCTATAATCCTGTAAGGTATTTAAGGTTGTGATCGCCTTATCGCTTTCTGCTATTGAAGTCTGGGTTTGAATTGCCTGTAAAGCATCGTTAAAGTCTCTCTTAGATTGATCTAGTGCCGACTGCTTCTGTGTTTCAAGTTGGGTAAGGGCGGTTTGATACTTTCCTTCCAGGTCGGACTTATATTGGCCGATTTTATCCATGGCTGTTGAGTATTCGCTATAAATTGTTCCCTGTCGCCTTTGCTGTTCTTGGGCTGTAAGGGTTTGGAAGGCCTCTCCTGCCGAGGAGGCTCCTCCAAACCTTTGCATCCCGCCACGGGCAAGTTCGTTATACAATCTTGTTGCCGAGGTAAGAGCATTCTCTTTAGCACCCCCCACAGCTTTCTCTTGGAGGGCTAGTTGTCCCTGTCCTGACGTTCTCTCGTTTCCGATAGATGTAAGAGAACTACTATATTGATTCTCTATATCAGTAGGAACGGTAGAATAATTTTCTCTTAATGTACTTTCCTGGCCACTTAATGCACTAAATACTGGGGAAAAGATTGCATCAACTTCACTTCTTAGTTGGTCTTCTGCTGATGGGCCAGTTGGTGCTGGTTCTGTGGTAGCGCCCAAAGTTGCCGATTTGGTTGTAGGAGAAGTGGCAGACCCAACACTGTTGCCAGTTACACTTCTCATATATGGTGTTGGGCCACTGGCTTTTATTTGTTCTGCTGTTTGATATCCTTGTCCACCTTGAGGTAGATATTCTTGAGTGGTTGGTTTATTTAAGGTAGAACCACCCTGATAATTCATTGGGGCAGCCGTACCTTGCAACCATTCAGTGAAGCCAATATCGGGTAATCCCCACGAACCAGTGTGAATCGGTGACCCTGTTAATCCTAATGCCATATTTTTATATTAGTGTCTATTACCTAGCCTTTTCAACTAAAACCTCAAACACGTTGGGCATTACCTAACGCACCCCTACTTTGTGTCTTACTTGTTGCTGTTGCCTTTAAGAACTCAAAGTTAGAACCTGCACTTGTGGCTGTTATCTCAATCTGAATATATCTTGCTTGCTTAAATAGCGTCCCCCATCTTGTGATTTCGTCAGTAGATACGGATACCGAATAAGTATCAGTCGTTCCATATTGTGCCGTTCCCCACATATCCATTCCCCATCCAGTTGATCCTCCGACAGCCGCACCAGATATAGTAAAGCTCTTTGCAGTTGTTACAGTCCCATCTCTATCTTCAAGTAATATATTAACCGTTGTCTCGCCCGTGATATTCCTAAACAAGAAGTAGAAGTATTCAACTATATGGTAAACTGTCCACTCTCCGAAGTCCTCTTTGTTAAGTCTTAGCGTTTTGGTAATTGTGTCGCCATTGTCGCTATTTACATTGACATCAAATGTGTAAACCTTATTATCTTCATAGCTCCCTAGAATCCACCTTTCGTTACCTGATGTATCTATATTCTTAAACATGTGTGATATTCCAAACGGGAACTTCCACGGCCCAGTAAACGCTCCTCTTTCCCTATCGTAAACAATCATTTCTTTCTTCTGGGGGAACGATAGGACATATTTCTGATCTACATATAAAGCACAAGCCGTCTGGTAGTCGGTTTCATTTAACGTATCAAGATATGGCCGAATCTTTGCACTTACTTCGTTGGTTCTGATGATATTTAGGAAGTTTGGCTCATATCCTGTTACATACAATCCGTTTCTTCCAAAGTAGAACGTATCATTCTCAACCGTCTGGATAGTTTCCTGATTAGAACAACCAACAGACGTTGAAATAGGTTGATACTTGGGATCAAGGACGAAGAAGTTCCCCATCTGAAGTGTTTGTAGGTCAACTAGGTAGGAAGCATATTCCTTGTAAACTACAATTCTATCTGCGATTGGCTGAACCACAATCCCCGTTATGTTGTCTCCCGAATCCGGATCAATATAGATATACCCTCCACCATCATACCAAGAGAATTTAGTGTGATTGGGATACCTACCGCTTATTAGAAGTTTGTTTGGTTCAGCCGAATCTACTACCAACAATCTATCCTTATACTTGGTTATAAAATTACTCTTTATTCCGCCAGTAGTATTCGTTGCGGGGGTCATAATAATTTCACTTGTTGCTTCTCCTCTGTCTATATAATTCGTCGTACCTGCACCTGTTGTTGCTAGTAGTAATTCATCTCCCTCATGTCCCCGATAAATCTCATACCCGCCCATAGTCGCACAAGAAGGCCCAGTCCAAAAGAGATGATATTCCGAATCAGTTAATTCGGATGGTGCGTTAGTTAGAACGTAGTTAGTTGATGGGGTTGTTTGTCCACCATTTGACCCTATGGCCACAACCTTGTAACTTAGTCTATTTGTACCAGTAACTCCTGAATAGTTAGTCGCAGATAACCCTGTGGGTGCACCTATCTTCGAGAAAATCGTTAAATTGGTTCCTGCATAACTCGTAAAGTCTGTATCTGGTGCGACAATATACGTCTCTCCCCCTAATTGTTCAGTGTGAATATCTGTCCCCGACGGCCACGATTGACCTACAATATTCGTAAAGCTGGAACTGTTCTGTTTTGCCAAATATCCCTCATCAGTTAAGGTAAATATCTCATCAGTAGTTCCGTCGTTGCTCTTGTACTTACCAAAGCCTCTATTTGTGCCGGTTACATTCGCCGTGAAGAAAAGTGTAGTTCCCCAACGACCGGTAGGAACACCGGAACCGACCAAAACGATGTTATCTGCTTTGGCTAGTTCATCCCGCCCTAACTCGGTAGGCCTTAATAGAAGATTTAATCCTTTACGACAGGTACTCCAGACGGCTTCTGCGTCTTGTCGTTTCTTGTAAACAGGTTCTTTTGTATTGATGATCGGCATTTCATTTTAATCCCCTAATGGGTTTTTAAACTTTGTCTTAGTATCTCGTCCTGAACCTCCAGAGCCTTTCATCTCCCTACCAACCATGTTTAGAAGAATATTGTTAGCTCTTGCTTCGGCTACTTGGAACTTATCATCCCCTCTTGAATATAAGACATAGCTTTCTATCTTCTTAGTTACGAAAGTCGGATCGGGTAACTCACACACATCAGTCAAGGTGACCATTCCTGACGGATACCTCTGATAAACGATTGAGAGACTCATTCCTGAAGTTAGTCCATTAAAGACGACATTATACCCAGATGATCTATTACCTAGTACATAACACCAATATCCCCCACTAGATTCGGCATACTTATCCTCGGCCTCAATCTCAGGTATCTCTACCCACGCACCTCCATAGAGAACTTGAGGATTCTGGTAGAACTCTCTGAAGTTGGAAGGAAGTGGAAGTGTAACCAATGTAGTTATTCCTAATTGATACTCCTGCTTGAACTCACTAAATTGTGCCGTTGCCGCCGCATCTTCAGTCGCCTGATTTGCATAGTTGATTCTCAGGGTTAATTCACTCCCCGTTGGAAGTTTTGCCTCCAAGTCTAGAGTTGCCGCAGAATCCAAGAGGATTTGTTGTAGTGTCATTAACTAACAATACAAGTATTATGATAGGGTTTTCAAATGAAGTGCCAATCAACATTAGGAGCTAGAAGTCCATTTACCATATGCGTAGCAAAAGAATAGGTCGGACAAACTATTTTGTACCCATCTTGCCTGAGTGCCTCAAACATGGGATGGTCGGCTATTCCAAAGGTCATCATCTTTGTCCATGTATCTTGTAAAGGACTATCACTTGTGGCGAAAGTTAGTGTATTTGAGGGACATTCCCTGTAGGCTATGTTATCTATCAACTGAACTTCGTACTTCCTTTCGAATCTCGGATCGTCAACATAGTGACTAGGGTGATCGTAAGGCGAAACAAAATCAAAAGTATCCACAGCCTTTTCCAATAAAGGGAATGTATCGGGTCGCCAGTAGTAGTCATCCTCGCAGAAGAAAACTTTGCCGTACATTCGACCCATTTCTATTTGCTTGTGAAACGTACCAACATTGCCTAAACCGGAACAATCCACAATATCTCCATATTTACTAAACATCTTCCATTGCTCTTCCGGCATCCTGTCTAGTAAGAATGTAATCTCTTTCGGTTTAGCTTGAATGAAGGACTCCAAACATATCTCTAGGAGTTTGATTTTGTCCTCCTCGAATATTGGTGGCCTATTACTGGAATTGAAGGGACACGCCCTATAAAGTGTACGCATTATCTACCCATACTCGGATCAAAATATGTCTTACCCCACTTCTTAACAAAAGTCGCTTCATCATCGGTCATTGTAAGCCCTGCATAGAACTTAAGTGTTCGTGCTGGTTCGGGATGGAGAATGTTCACCTTCTCGTTTGTCTCAACTGGCACGCCCGCATCTACCAATCTCTTACAGTAATCGGTATCGGCCCAGTAAAGTTGATAGTCTTCATCAAACTTACCTATCTTCTCGTATATGTTTCTCGGTAAGCTAAATATATGTGCGTGGAACTTCTTGAACACTCCGCCATTGACTAGGGGGGAAACCACGGTGTTAGGAATGCACAGATCAGATATTAAGCCTCTATCTAAGATAATGTCGTCATTTGAGAGAACACAGTAATCAGCGTCCATACCAAATGCCATCTCTAAACACATATTCCAAGCTATCGGAAGACTTGCCTGTTTTCCGCACAGTACAACCAATGAATCGTACCCTTTAAGTGAAGATGTACAGTCAAAGAGAATCTGACGCTTACCCGGGTCTGATTCCCAGTATGGTATAGCAACCACTACCTTATTCACGTTTAATCCTTTCCTTAATCTTAGTTGTACTCATGTCTAAAGTCCTCGGATAATAACAAATACCTATATTGTGTTCCTCTAACCAATTCCAATCCACCCCTATTTGTCCAACGTAATCTTTAACTGCCCAATCGCTACCAACAACTATTAAATCTATTTTGTGTTCAAGTAATACTTTCTTTATGTTCCCGTCCTTTTGGTCATTGGGGACAACTTTATAATCAAGTTCATTGAGGATTGTCTTTCTTTCTTCATAACTCATTATTGGTGGTTTGCCTTTATACTTCTTAACAAAAACATCAGTATTTAATCCGATGACCGTTTCCCCCAATTCACGGCAAAACTTTAACAACTTGATATGTCCGGCGTGCAAAGTGTCGAAGGTACCTAGTGTAATTATATTCATTTCTTTTTCTTTTTAATCTTTCCCCCGTACTTTTTGTCCCAACGCCTAGCTATTTCAGGATGTCTTGCGTGCATGAACTTTCTTTGTTTCTCGCTTCGGTATGGCATAATCTCCCCACCCCCTCACTATTTCATCTGCATTATCTTTAGTCCAGTTGGCTGCTTCTTCGTACTTAATGCCCTTCGGGACTTCAAATAACAAATGAATACTCTCATCTATTATTTCATCACGAATGAGGGGAAGTTTTCCACTCATTGTTTGTTTTACAAGCCATCTATATCTAGGATCGTTGTGAATTAACTCCCTATTCACAACATTTTGAGGAGTATTGCCAATAGATTGCCAAAGATTTATACACTTGGCGATATTCGTATCATCTACAATGATGCGATAGCCTCTTTGTAGTGCCCTAAAGGCAATGTCTGTATTATCAAAGCCAAATCCATCATCCTGAAACTCCCACCAGCCATTTAGGTCTTCTAGTATCTTTCTAGGAATAGCACCATAATTAGCCTCATAATCATAAGGATTCTCTGATTCTCGTATCCCAGCATTCTGCACACGGGCATTCCTCCAACTTTCTTTACCTAACATTTGAGGATCATTGGGCCACCAGTCCTCTTTGTTACCCATGTCGGGTGCTTTAACATCATAGTAAATATCTGCGGGGGCAATTAAGGCATCGGGGTTATAACGGTGAACGTCTACCAACTGTTCTATCCCATTATCGGGAATTAGTATAAAATCTTGTAACCATACAAGTAATTCGCCATCCGCTATCTCCCACCCCATATTATTTGCTCTCACAAGTCCGCAACGTCTGTTATATAACCCCATAACCTTGTCTCCTCTTTGATATCTAATATCAAGGTCATATTTTACAGCGTATTTCTTGGCTAATTTGGCCCTATCTTCCTTGTGATCGTCAATAATGATCCATTCAAAGTTCTTATATGTTTGTTTAGCCAGGTTCTCGGCCATCAAACGCCACCACCCCTCTCTGATGGTGGGAGTAATGACCGAGACCAATGGCTTCTCTATAGGTTTTTCGAAGAATTCAATCCATTTGCCCGCAATTTTGTCCCAAGTGAAGTCTTTGGCGAACTTTTTACCATCTTTAACCAAACTTTCCCAATATTTCTTGTTTCCCATTAGTTTTAATAGGGCATTTAGATATTCTTTTTGAGTATTTACGTCTTTTATGTCGCCTTTTACCTTAATACCGGCTCCTACGGTCTCTTGTAGGGCTCCATAGTCCATTGTAACGGGCACAACACCATCAAATTGACAATCCAACGCAGTTATACAGTTGATTTCTTGGAAGTTGGTAGGATAAGCCCATATTCCACATGACTTTCGCACCTTTGCCAACTCTTTTTTACCCAATCTCCCATGATGGGTTATACCTTTCTGGTTCATCAACTTATCCATTGAGGTTTTCCAACTCATCCTCTCGGCATTATTGGAAAAGAACTTCAAAAAAGCGTCCCAACCATAGCAAATATGCAACTCTGCATCAGGATACATCTGAATTATGTCAGGCCACATAAAGAGAAGGTAGTTTAAACCCCTATCATAGGAACTCGCCCAGAATAGTTTATGTTGTTTAGATGCCATTTGATATTATTTGTACCTTATTATCAGGAACCTTCTTTGCCAGACTTCTATGGAACTTACTCTTAACGGATAGTTTGTCGTATCTCTCGTAGTGAATGAACTCGGTGTCGGAGAATAGATCATGTAGATCAATTATAAACTTCTTGGCCTTTATCCTGCCCGCCCACAGATTACTTCTCCAACAGATGAAGATATTAAATGAATCTCTGGGATTGAACTTGAAGTAGTTTAAGTAAGTTACGCCATCATACTCGCCCTCGTTTACCCCACAGTCGTTGTAGACAGTAACTTTGTAACCTTTCTTCGCCCACTCCTGAGCCAGCCGGATAACTGCTGTTTCACTTCCGCCCAAGCCTTTTTCAAGCGATTTAGGTGTCCACTCCTCAAAGTGTTTCTGGCCATACGAGGCGTAGTAGCATATTTCATCACTTCCCCACACTTTGGGCTCTTTGTGCTTGTTATACATATGATTTGCGAACGGTAGTGTCTTCATGTTCTTTGGCATGGACTCATAAACTCTCACTACACCTCCTGAGTCATTTAAGTCCTCGTAATAGAGCATGAGTTTATGTGCATTCTCGCTTGCTATGTCTAAATCTTTAAGTGCCTCAAGATAGTTAAGTCTTTCTTCGTTATCTTGGGTCGGAAGTTCCTTATACAAAAGTTGCATTGACTTATAGGCCTTTCTGACATTCCTTTCGGATTGGAAGTAATACTGCATTAAAAGTTCTGAACTCAACGCTTTCATTTCTAGGACGTTATTCATATCGGCAAAGCTTGTGGATGGATCGAGTTGAAGTGCGACTTCTAACCAGTGTTTCATCTCACGATATTGTTTGAGATTAAAACACGCTCTTGATAGGTAGAGATAGAGAAGAGGATCATATGGATATTCCTTGATTGATTTAAATAGGAAGTCTTTTGATTCTTGCTCCCTCCCTAACTTCCCTAAACTACGCCCCATCAAGGCACAGCACACCCCACGTTCCGCATCCCACCCCGACTTAATCAGGTACTCATTCCCCATCTCTAGGTTTTTAGTTAGTAACTCCGGTTCATCTTTCTCGGCATATATCTTCATCAGGTAAAGTAGGGTTCTTGGGTCGGCCTCACCAACCTTTCTCTCATCGGCTAGTTCTAGTTCCAGTAATTCTTGATTTCTCTCCATCCTTGCGTTCATCTTTACTTCATCAGTCTGTCTATCCCCGCCCAAGTGAAGCCACGCAATAGGATTGTCCTCGGAGTATTTAACCTGCGAGTAAGTAAGGTCGGCATTCTCAACAGGGATAGGGGTTTCGTGAATTCTTTTCTTCCAAGTATATGAGCCAGGTCTAAGGAGTCGCTCCCTCATCTGGGTTATCTCTACGTCTTTCATTGTGTCGAATGAAGGCTCACCGGTAAACGAACAACCATACCAGTAGGTAAAGAATACCTCGCTGAATCCTAAGCGTTTGGCATCAGTAGCATATTTCCTAAGAAGCGGCACACCAACTACAACATCATCAGCATCCATCCAACCATAGAAGTCTGCATCCGGTCTTACCTTAGAAGCACAGAAGTTTCTTTGTTCTCCAAAGTCTTTAGTCCAGGGATGGTAGAAGTATTTAATTTTCGGCTCGGTCTTGCAGAAGTTCTCTATCCCTTTAACCCCTTTGCCGTTGGCGGTGATTATCATCTCATCAACTGCATCAATCACCGAATCAACCGCACCAATTAAGCTATCTAGCTCTTTATCACTACCAATTATGATGCACCAAGATAAAATCATACGCTCTTAACCATTTTGAACATGGGCCACTTCCTTACCATTTTAATACAATTCTTTCTTTCGGCTGGTTTGAATTCCTTAAACACCACTTTCATCATTTGGAAGATGGGATAAGGAAAGGAAGCTAGACTCCTACCCGTATGTCTATGTACTTGCTCGGTTATGTCCAGTTCAGCCTTTATGTGATCTCTCCTCTCGTTGTACCATATTCTTGAATCAACTGGATACAGGTCTTCCCACGCAGCTATAATCACATCCATCATCTTTATACCATTACTTCCAAATGGGGTCGGGGGTCTTCCTAATCTAATCCATACATCAACTAACCATTGAGATACTTGGATTGCTTCTGGGGCGATTACTGAGTAAGTTTCTCCATTAAACTTGAATTCTCTACGGGGTTTTTTATCTGCGAGGCCTATTACTTTATCGTGGATCGGCATTAGGATAATTATACATCTTTTATGCCAAGAAAAAAGCCCGTTTATCAAGCGGGCTTTATTTCTGGTACTACTGAATTAGTTATAACTCAGTAAGAAATCCTGTCTGTTTAACCGAGGCCTGCTCATCAAAGCTGACCAAAGTAAACTCAGTGATGTATGTACCTTGCTCCGTATCGCCACTCTTAGCTCTTTCCTCCCAGTGAGGCTCACCAGAGTTGACTAAGAATGAAAGCTCGAACATATCTTCCCTTACAAGAAGGGCTGTTAATGTTCCTGCCGCTTTGTGTATATCCTTGTGAGCAATGACCATGACGGTCTTGCCTACTTCAGAGTCATAGACCCTGACCTCTTGTGTTAATCGCTTATCAGCTGCATTAACATTGCGAGTAAGATTTGTACCAAAACTTGCGATTCTCCTCTTAAGAACTACTGGAACTGCTAGTACGTCAGCAACATAATTCGCTCCGACTGCATCCCATGAGTTCTGAACCATTCCGTTGAGTACGGTTTCGGTGAAGGACACCGCAGACGAATGATTGGAAACGTTTGTTGTAACACAAGCGTCAATACCAGCCAATTGTCGTGCTGTGCCTGATGCACCTGCCGCATATACTCCGTTAACGATTGCAAACTCCATCTTGCTCTTAAGTCTCCTCAAAGCTCTCTCTTTCTCCTTACCCATCGCATCCTCACCCGTAATCATTGCAATAGATGCTTTGGTACGTGAGAGTTTGACGGATTCAGCGAGAATAGCGGTCGTGTTATTAGACCGTACTTCCGTTTGGAGATCACTGTAACTTGTTTCCGCACCTTCTGCAATGCCTCCTACGGCTGTTGCTCGTGCTTCATGGTAGATGTTCCACTCATGAAGTCGTTGTGTTGCGACTGGCCCCTTAGCCAAGTTAGAAATGAAGTAAGTATCCTCATTTGGTGATACATCACGAATGATGTCCAAAAGAGACTCACGCATTTCGTTAGTTACCGTGTAACCTGATAAATCGTATGTTCCTTTAAATGCCATATATAATCACCCTCTCTCCTCCCATCTTTATACACATTTGTTAGTGTCGTAAAGACTGATAATAGGATTGCCCCTTTTATAGTCGGAGCATAAGACTGCTTTACAATTGAAGTTTATAGGAGATCACCGAGGCTTTTCAATTCCCTGTCTCTCGGAGGTATGTACCCAATGCACCTTTTGTGCCTTTGCGGATACCTTGACGGAGTTCGTCCATTTCTGACTCATTCCTTTTGGTTGGTTGGCTTGTTCCTAGAGCGTTTATGTTCTTCTTGGCGGTTTCGGCTTGTTCTATCTTTTCTTTTTCAGCTTTCTTCATAGTTGCACCATATAAGGTTTCGACACCTTCTTTCGCTGCGGCCATCACATCGGTTTGTTTACCATTTAGCCACTGGTCTACGACTTCATTCCTGACATACTTCCATAGCTTCTCATCAAAGTTCTCATTCTCCGGATCAAGGGTGGGGTATTCCTTGTGTACATCCCGCATGATAGCATTCCTTTGGAAGTCGTCAAACTGCCTACCCTGGACTTGAGTTTGCTGTTCTGCCTTCTGCGCTCTCTCCTGAGCTAACCTATTCTGTTCCTTTAATTCGTTCAAGGTTGTTATGAGGAGTCCTGTATCAACATAGCCATTCTCATCTACTAAGCCTTTAAATGTTTCAGTTACTTCCTTTTGAGATAGACCCGGGAACTGCTGGGCTGGTGGTGCAACATTGGTAGTAGGACTTGCGGGCCATTGTGGAGTTTCTACCGGTGGAGTGGGGGGAATAAGACTATCTAATATGTTCTGCCTTTTAACAACTTCTTCCTTTAATTGCTTGTTAGTATCTACCAGTTTGTCAAACTGTTCTGTGGTTCTACTCTTAACTTCTTCCTTTACTTCTTCAGGAGCTTCTTCAACTTGTTCCACAGGTTCTTGAGGCTCTTCTGGAGTTTCTGGGACTTCAGGTGTTTCAGGTTCTTCTTGTGAGACCTCCGTATTACTATCTTCACTTTCAACTTCTTTATCAGTTTCATCGTAGGGTGGGAACTTCTTTAATCTTTCTACTATCTTCGGATCGCTTGCATCACTTGGCATTGTAATAATTATATACTATTTAGCAAATAAATCATATAAGGCATCTAAATTTGATCCTGACCAAGCCGCACCACACTCACAACGCAGTTCTCCATTAGCATAACTTACTTTACCCATATGGTCGCACCTTTCAACGCCAATATCCTTGGTTTCGGCATGGGTTTCGAACTTTATATGTTCTTCTTCGAGGTTTTCTTTATGGTCTTGATAGAAATACTTGCCTTTCATGACTTTTTTAGTACCGGTGGGGCGTGAGTTCTCTTTAATAACTCATCTAACTTACGCATTTCAGTTACTTTCTTGCGCCAAACCCTCGCAATCTTCTCTTCTGCACTAAGTTTTTCAGATTTATCAGTCTTCATATCTTAGTTTTGAATGACATTTAGAACAAAGTGTAATAACTTCTAGTGGCTTTGTATAATCCTTGTGGTGCATTTGTAAACATTCTTTCACTCCACACAGCTCACAACAGTCTTTCTTGATAGATTCTCTATTTCTTTTCGCTTTTGCGTGAGCCTTAACCTTTTCAGCATTATTCTTCATCCATTTTACAACTCCTTTATAGTGACTTAACTTATAAGCTTCTGTCTTGCGATATTTCTTCAAATACGCCTTCCTTTTGGGCGTATGTGTCCACTTCCTCTGCCATTCTCGCATATTAAAGCTCATAATTCTTTTGTGGGTCTTTTATCTGTTTAGATAGGTTCTTAATCATTTCCTCAGCCATTTCAAGCATATTATAGATTTCTTCATAGGCTTTGGCTCTACTAAACTCGATTATATACTTCCTATCGAAGTCCTCCTGGGATGGATCCGGCCATTTGTTGTGGAGGGCCACCTCCAATAGGGGCTTGAGGTACTGCTGGTAGTCCTGGCTGTGGTATATTCGGTTGAACGCCTCCTGTTGGAGCAACATTACCTTGAGTGCCTGGAACTTGGGGCTGTCCTGGCTGACCTTGGATTTGCGGTTGGACATTTATTTTCTCAAAGAATCTGTCTGCATCCTTTAGTCCTACATCCTCAAAACTCGCAGATATCAATTCTTTAATCTTGGGTCTATACCCTTCTGACATCAATAATTGTATCATACCTGCATTAGTAGTCAACTGCATAATAGCCATTTGTCGGGCTTTTGAAAGCTCCTCACCCGCACCCGAGGACATACTTTTAACATCAGGGATGTAATCATAGACACCTTCTAAATCATCTGGTACAACAGTTACTTCAGCTACATCCCCCATCTCATTAACTTTCATCTTTGGCTTTAACATCATCTTCTCGGGATCTTTCTCTTCGGGATTCTCAACTATCGGATACTTAGGAATCTTGCCCGCTTCAATCATCTGATCTAGTTCTCCTGGTGTCGTGTCAGGATTCTGGTCTATGATGTCAGCTATTGTTTGCGCAACCGAAGGAAGTAGTTGCATCCCATCTAGTCCTGATTGCTTAAAGTAGGCGAAGTTCTCAGTTCCTATAATTCTTAATAGGTAATCTTTCTTCTTGGGGTCGGTAAAGATGAATTGTTTATTATTAGACAGCCACATAAGCATTATGTCTTTAATAAACTCGGCTAAATCGGTTTGGTTCTTGTCGTCTCTGACGTTTTGTTGCTTAACTGAAGCATTTATCTCAGTGGCGGTCTTTTGTGGGTTAAATGGTTCAACACCGCTTGTGCCTTGGCTTAACATCCCCATCGCTACATTGAAAGCCGCAGTTAAAGCACTATAAGTTGTCTCGAAGTATCTAACCGCTTCACCATTAGATTGCATCTCGGTTATAGCATCAGGGCGACTCATAAGCCATTGTGCTTCAGGGCCATAGACTATGGTTTCGATTCTTGCCGCACCTTCTATAATCTTAAGTGGAGGACGCATCTTAAGGATAACCTCATCCATGTAAGCACACATCGTAGCCTGAATTGCCCGCCATAGAGGAATGACTGATTCAACCTCACTTTCACCAAGTGGATCATCTTGAAGCGGATAGTACCTTAGTTGGGCAATGGGTATCTTGCCGTGTCTATACGGATTGTCTATGGTTCTGATTATCTCGCTATATTCAGGACAGAATGTAATCCACTCATCTTTCCTATATTCGGTAACAACTTCTAACATGGGGAAGGCTTGGTCAGTACCTATTCTATCCTCAAGACTTCTTAGTTGCTTAACGTGACTGACGTATCTATTCTTTCTTTCGGCTGACTTCTTGCCGCTCTCTACTGCCGCCATCTTATTCTTTACTTTACTTAGATTAGAGAATAGGGGTTTACCGCTTACATCAGTTTGGTTCTCTAAGTCCTCTATATATTCCCAAGCGGAGTGTTGGAACCACTTAGCGTCTTTAATATGAGTCGCCGAGTAGTCTATCCCGCAGTCTCTTATATCAAGAGGCTTCATCTCATTGCCTTCAAATGTTATCTTGCCTTCATCATCATACTCACAATTCCACTTAACTAAAGCGAATTTGGAACCGTAGAGTCTGGTATCCATATCGGCTATGCTTATCTTGACCTGCATTGAGCCGCCATCATTGGCGTTGTCCCATTGATAATCTAATAAGGCGTTGTTTATCTTTGCGCTAATTAGGTCGCCGGACTCACGAGGTATCAGCCTGCCTCTTAACTTGCCTCCTACAAGTCTAGCATTCTTCTCAAGAAGCGAGGTTCGTATACGTGGGTCGGTTGTCTTAGAAGTAAAAGGCCAATCATCAGGGAGTTTGCCGTAGTATGAATCAGTTATATCATTCCAGCCATTCTTTCTGGTTAATCTTATCTCTCTATCATCCGTCCACGCCTCGTAATGAGACATGATTTCATTGAGGACTTTGTCGTCTGCCATAAGTTAGTTATACTTGTTATGCGTTAGGGTTTTCAAATGCCTTTAATTAGTTTTAGTAAATCCCACAGTATATCCGAGTGTTCATGAAACCCTTTAGCCTTACATGAGGCACAAACCCTTACATAATCTCTTTGGTCATAGTCAACCGGTATCATATAAGAAGGTAAGACTTTGTTTTGTTCTTCACCACATACCTGGCAGTACCATTCCTCTTCCTCCTTATCCATGTGAGTAATAAGTGAGTGATCCCCGCCGCCCCATTTGGTCCAACTAAACATCTTCATCGTTATAGATAGCGATAGTAGGGTAGGTCTAACGTCTGTCATTTCATTGTCTTTAACAAGTAACCAATTCTATATTCTTTTCCGTTTATGTATTTTAACTTAACTTCCTCCAATATATTAAAGTTGTGCTTCTTAAGTAGTATCCTTATTCCGTTGAGAGTCCATCTCCAATAGTCGCCATATACACTATGAATCGGGCATATAAAAGGTACGGAGACATAGAAATATCCGCCCTCCTTTAAGTTGTTATACACATTATCTAGTGCGATGTCGGGGTCGGTGAGATGTTCTAGTGATTCTAAACAAAAAGCCATGTCCGCTTGTTCCATGAATATTGGTACACATACATCCGCAGTAACAGTTGGGCCTCGTTGCCTTCGCTTATCTACGGTTATAATCCTACAAGTGTCGTTGTGTACTATCGAATTACTTACAGGCCTATTACCACTACACCAGTCTATTATTGTAATATTGTTTACGTTTATCCTACCTAGATAGTCTTTGATTTGCGTCCTTATATCTTTCATGCTATTTGCCAATTCTTCTTAGATATGATTGGGTATTGCTCTTTCTTGTGGTATGAACAGGCAAAGTAACTTAAAGCATCCATAGCATGATCATTTGCTTTTTCAGGTACGTCCGGCTCATTTAAGTCTTGGGCTTGACTGACACTCCTTTCTTTCCAACGATAGGTTTCAAACTCCCTGATAGTATTGGTACATGAATTAAAGATGAACAATCGGGGCATTCCATTAAGCCATGTGGGCAATCCAGGGTCGGGTCTAGTGGGGAATAGCACTGTATGACCTGAAACTGTCTTAAGTTTTTCTGATATTTTTTCAATCTTAAACCTAACCCATGTATTGAAAGCGGTATTTGTTTCCTTTGTTGCCGGTGTAATGAATACTCTTTGATTTTGTGCATAATCAAGTATCGGCCCAGCAGCAGACGGATCGCCATAAGTAGCAACCACACGAGAATCAAGAGGGTTAGAGTGTAACCTACCTGCAAAATATACAGGGGTTTGATTTGATTCATATATTTCATCAACGATAAACCAATTATCGTCCACATCGACAGCAATCCAAAGGAAAACAGTAGGATTCGTAGTACCGTAGTCGTATCCCCTGTAGAGAGACCAACTCTCGGGGATGTCAAACGGCTCAATAACGTGGATTTCCCTTTGAAATTCCTTGTAGACGAGTCCCGTATACTTCCTGAAGTCCGCCATATACTCTTGTTGAAATGTATCATCGGTGAGTTCGACTTTAAGTCTTGCAAGTTCGTCTTCGAAGTGTGGGATCGTTGTGTTGTCATAACTTGTAAATCTCCATGATTTATATTCCGAGTCTTTTTGTTGTCCTTGTTCATATAATTCAAAAAAATGGTTAAAACCCTTCGGTGTGCTGATAAAAATAACAGGTGCTTGGTAATCGGCTAGAGTTGCTTGTAATACTTCATTCCAAAGCCAATCCCAATTTCTGATAGACGCTATTTCATCAACTACTAACCCTCTTAACTTAACTCCTCTAAGAGCATCTGGGTTCTCAGCCCCCTTAAGTTCGATAGCACTTCCATTTTTAAGTGTGATAGATAATTCTGTTTCATTAGTTTTGGCGACCCACTCTCTTGGTATCTCCTTCCTCATCTCTGTCCAGTGTATAGATTTCGCCTGTCGATAGGTCGGTGATACCAAATAATACGTCCCTATATTTGTAAGGGCCCATTTCAACAAGGTAAGCCTGGCCAAGACCGATTTCCCCGATCTTCTTCCAGCACAAATTACCCTGAATCTGTGTTGATCGTTTGCTACTTCTAGTTGCCATGGACTTAGTTTTACCTTCATTCATTAACCTGTAAACTCAAGTGTCATCTCTCCTCCTACATTAAATTGTTGTAGTACGGTTGGCGGTTCCTTTAATCCATGAATTGCTTTTAATAAGAATATTGCCATTCCCGCATTCACTTCTTTGCCCCCATACATTCCGTCATTCATTAGTTGATTCTTTTGCTTTTCTGCTAATTTTTTTAAGTAATTGGAAAACTCAGGATATTTTTTATCCCATTCCCAAATTGTGGTCGTATTTACGTCCAATTTAAGTGCCAACCCTTCTACAGTTGGTAACTCGGTTTGTTCTCTGCCACAACCACTAAGGTATTCTTCTATTTTTGGTTGAATTAAGTTGGGGATATACTTTGTGGGGCGACCCCCTGCATGTTTAATTATCGAGGTGGGCATACCCTAATATTATATCATAGTGTATAATTAAGTAGTGAATATTCTAGTATATTACTTGACAACTAGTGTGAGTTTTGTGGAGGTAAGAAAAATATGCAATGGGCTAATAAAAGCGGAAAGTACTTAAGAAAACAAGACGATTGGCTGTCTCTTTGTAAAAAATGCCACTGTCGTTATGATTGGGAGAAGTTTGGGAATAGGAAGGTATTCTACACATGAGGATCCTTTGCACGGGTGGTGCAGGGTTTATCGGCTCCAATCTTTGCCATCGTCTCCTTGAACTCAATAACATACTCAAAGTAGATCAAGTTGTTTGCTTAGACAATCTTAGTGCCGGAACAAAAAAGAATATCAGTGGCTTACTTGGCACCAACTCATTTAAGTTTATTAAGGGCGATGTTAAAGACAAGAAACTAATGCACAAACTTATAAAGAATGCAGATATTGTATTTCATCTAGCCGCTTTAGTTGGTGTTGAGAGTGTGGTTAAATATCCGCTTGAAGACATGGCGACTAATTACGAAGGAACCAAGAATATCGTTGAGGAGTGTTTTAAGTTAAAAAAGAAAATCGTATTCACATCATCATCTGAGGTGTATGGCAAAAACAATCAAGTTCCTTTAAGTGAGGATTCCGATTGTGTATTCGGGCAAACTAATATATCCAGATGGGTTTACGGACACTCTAAAGCCTTAAGTGAGCATCTTATACATTCATACGGACTTAAAGGGTTAGAGTACACAATTCTCCGCTACTTTAATATCTATGGCCCTGGGGGATTTAATAACCGTTATGCCAATGTTATTCCTTTATTTATTAAGCAAGCTCTTAAGAATGAACCCCTGACTATTTATGGTGATGGTACACAAAGTAGAGCGTTTTGTTATATTGATGATTGTATTCAGGCTACAATTTATGCCGCTATGACTATTGACAATGACGTTGTGAACATGGGGAGAAATGATGAGATTACGATTGAGGAATTGGCCAAACTTGTAATTGATGTTACCGCTTCCAAATCCAAGATTAAACATGTTAAGCCGCCATATAAACAAAAGTTTGAGGATTCTGAAAGGCGTGTGCCGGATGTAAGAAAAATAAACAAGTTGATAGGCTGGAAGGCGGAAACAACTTTGATTGAGGGACTAAGTGCTACCCTTGAGGCTTACGACCCCAAGCGAATACTTCACTAGGGATCATCGGATCACCAACTATATCCATATATAATTCTTTGTATCCTTCAAAAAAAACCTCTCTATAAGTTTGAGGCGAGAACCGGTAGTAATCCCCAGGCCACTCATGAATTGACCAAGCATATGACGGCGTACAAATAACAAGCCACCCCCCCTTCTTTAACACCCATCTCATGTTATCTATCGTTACCCAAAACATATTATCATGTTCAAGTGTGTCCATGCAGATAACTAAATCATATTCTTCGGGTCTTAGAATCGCTTTAATGTCATGTGCATTGGCTACAATATCAGCCGGAGCAATCATATCAAGTCCTGTATATTCAAACCCTCTATCAATTAACTTTTGTTTTACACTTCCGTTGATGTCCCGTGAGCCAACTTCTAAAACTTTACCTTTAAGATCAAGGTGGGTTTGAAGAAACTTTTTGAAGCGTTCACTCGTATACTTGGTCATATTTAAGTGCTAATCATCTCAACTCTAAATTATCTATAACCTCTGAAAGAGCCCTGTAATATCCTTTTGGTTGGCTGGTTACGTGTCCTAAAGCTATACAAGTATTTATAGCCAATGTTTTACCTCTTTTAACCCCTGAACGCCAACCTTTTTGATAGCCTCGCTTAAAACCATTCTTGTAATTTATCTGGCCTATTTCAAACTGTTTGTTACTATTCATTCTATTTCCCTTCTTTCTTGTAAATAGGTTTTAAGTCAAGGTTAAATTGAGGTTTCGGACTATACCACGCCGTTCTATGTTCTACCGCTTTGTTAAAAGACCTAAGGCAATCCATTACATATTCGGCAATAATAAAATCAGGTGTGTCTGAACCATTTTCGTAACTATATTTGTTTATTAAATCTTTTAGTTCCGTTTCAAAATTCATTTTTCACCTCCTTCTTTGTTTCTTTCTTGAGTAAATCAAGTACATCTTGTAGGGCGTGATTGTAGACGTTTCTTGTATCAAATGTGTATTCGTCTGTTTCATTTGTAATAACATATACTTTCTTCATTCCCTTTATGTCCCTCTCTAATTGTTTCCTTGCTTTTTTATAT